GCAACTGGTTCGTCAATTGCGAATTGGGATCCTATCCTAATCTCGCTAGTTCGTCGTGCCATGCCTTCACTAATCGCTTATGATGTTTGTGGCGTCCAGCCAATGACTGGTCCTACAGGCCTTATCTTTGCGATGAAGGCTCGTTACACTTCACAGAGTGGAACGGAAGCGCTGTTTAACGAAGCGAACACTGGGTTCGCGGGTACAGGAACTCAATTAAGTTCTAACGTACTGAAGGCTCTAAGTGCGGCCACCTATACAACTGGTACTGGTATGGCTACAAGTGCTGCTGAAGCTCTTGGTAACTCTACCGCAGGCACACAGTTTGCACAGATGGCATTCAGCATAGAGAAAGCAACCGTGACTGCGAAGTCCCGTGCGCTGAAAGCTGAATACACGATGGAACTTGCCCAGGACTTGAAAGCGATTCACGGTTTGGATGCTGAGACAGAACTTGCTAATATTCTGTCATCTGAAATCCTTGCTGAAATCAACCGAGAAGTGATCAGGACAATTTATGCAAATGCCGTGATTGGTGCTGCTATTAATACCACAACAAAGGGCATCTTTGATTTGGATACAGACTCCAACGGTCGCTGGTCAGTTGAACGCTGGAAAGGCTTGATGTTTGCTATCGAACGTGATGCCAACGTTATTGCTCGTGACACACGACGCGGTAAGGGTAACATCATACTGACATCTGCTGATGTCGCTTCTGCGCTGACGATGGCCGGTCTACTCGACTATCAGTCCGCTCTATCTGACAACCTTAACGTTGACTCCACAGGCAACACATTCGCTGGTACATTGAATGGTCGCTTCAAGGTCTATGTTGATCCGTATGCAAACATGACAGCTCCATATCCGACGGCCCCAGTGCCAGCGGGTGCTACAGCTGGTCAGTACTATGTTGTTGGTTACAAGGGCACATCGCCTTATGACGCTGGCTTGTTCTATTGCCCGTACGTTCCGTTACAGATGGTTCGTGCCGTTGGTGAGAGTTCCTTCCAGCCGAAGATTGGCTTTAAGACTCGTTATGGTATGCAGGTCAACCCGTTCGCTCAAGTATCTGCTCAGACAGATGGTGCCGGCGCTCGGAACTCGAACGTGTACTACCGCAGAGTTCAGGTCAACAACCTTATGTAAGAAGTACTCTTACAAAAAGCATCCGCCATAATACAATTATAAAGGATGTACTTTGGAACGCCCCTCCCACCGCAGGGGCGTTTTTTTATGGGCTTGTTTTGTATAAATAGTATTATTAAAGAGAAGTGATTACACAACAGGGGTCACACTTCCGCCTCGTACGGAGAAACAAAATGACAATTGCATTAGAAACAATACAAGATACTAGCTACAAAACTATCGTAAAAGCCATACTGACTAGTACTCATGCGGCAGAAAAAGTGGTGGATGCTTCAGACTTAGCTGGTTGGGTGTCAGCCGTTCTAAGTAAAACAAACCTGGCTGCAGTAAGTTGGTCAGTTAGTACACCTATTGAATTGATTTGGACTGGTACTACTACCGCACCAGTTGCTCTACACTTAAATGGTAATGGTATCTATGGAGGCTCAACTGGTATGGCTGCGATTGCCAATCTGGCGGTAGGTGGAGCCCATGTTGGTGATTTAGTTGTTACTAGTGCTGCAGCCAGTGTAGGTTTTGTAGTAGTAGTATGTCATAAAGTTCCTACCGCAGCTGGTACTGGGTGGATTGGAGTGGACACTCCGAGTTAATGGCAACTGAATATGGTGGTTCGGATAGCGAAATTACTACTGGTGAGGTAGGCGCTACTCATAGACAACCTACTGTATTTGACTATTCACAGTCAAATCAGTTTAAAGTTTTTCTTCCAATATTTCCAACAACGGAGTGGTTTGTTGTCCGAGCCAATATTCCATCAGTGACTTTAGGTACGGCTGACCGATACACTCCGTTTGTTACTATTCAAATGGTAGGTGACCATATTACCTATGGTGACTTCAGTATGACTTTTATTGTCGATGAGAATTTGAAAAACTATATGGAAATGTATAATTGGGTAAAGAACATTGGGTTCCCTTTTGAGCATAAACAATTTAATGTATTGGATAGACCAGACTATGGAAATCGTAGTGGTGGTCAAAAGTACAATGCTGAAAAGGATACTTATTCAAAGGTGAACGATGATGATTTATATACTGATATCCTTGTACAAATAATGACGGGTAAGAATAACTTGATTGCTCAATGTGAGATTTATGAGGCCTTTCCAATAACGTTAGGTGCTATTGAATATAGTCAACAAGAAACAGATATGACTTATGCGATGTGTGAGGTTGGGTTTGCTTATAGTTGGTTTGATGTCAAACCGATAAGTTCTACAGCATAAATAAACTATAGAGAAGCGGCTATGTACTCAGGTTAGTAGTTAATCTTCTTTACAACTTAAAAAGTTTATGTAGAAGCATACTTAGTTTGAAACCGTGGAAGGAGTACTGGCTGCTTCTCTCTTTTATTATGGATATATTATGACACTTGAAGAATTACATCAACAGGCTGACGTTGATTTAAAAATTGATGATACTGAATTAGACTTAGAGTCTATTCGGACTCCACAGCTACACAACAAATACTTAAAACTATACACTAAGTTTTCCTTGCAGTACAAGAAAGCAAAGGATGACTACAGTACAGTGTATAAATTTAAATGGGAATATTATTGTGGTAAGGCTGCGCCTGAAGTTTATCAAGAGAATCCGTTTGACCTCAAAGTTTTAAAATCTGATGTTTATATTTATCTAGATGCTGATACTGAATTGCAACAAGCTGATCAAAAAGCAGAATATTTAAAACAGGTGTGCAACTACCTCGAGCGTGTGTTGAAGGAAATAAATAATAGAAACTGGAACATCCGAAATACTATTGAGTGGAAGAAGTTTATCCACGGTGAGTGATGACCGTAACGATAGAGAAATTTAATGAAGCGTATCTCCGTATCAAGTGTGACTCAGCGGTTGCCAGAGAACTTTCGGAGTTTTTTACATTTGAAGTTCCGGGTGCAAAGTTTATGCCGTCAGTCCGACGACGTATCTGGGATGGAAAAATCAGATTATTCAGCACTGGTAATGGCAAAATCTATTACGGACTATTACCATATGTCAAAGAGTTTCTCCAAGAACAAGGACACACTTATACGCTCAGTGAAGAATTTTCTAAACGAACTTTGGATAAATCTACCACATCGAAGTTTGTCCAGTCTTTATCGAAAATCAAAGCAAGAGACTACCAAATAGATGCGGTACATAATATACTTGAATCTGATAGGGGTCTTATTCTGTCTCCTACTGGTTCTGGTAAATCATTTATCATCTACGCTCTAGTAAGATATTACGTTCAGAAAAATCTAAAAGTTCTTATTGTAGTACCTACTACCAGTTTGGTAGAACAGATGTTCACAGACTTTGCAGACTATGGTTGGTCGTCTGATGACTACTGCCATAGAGTCTATGGAGGCCGCGAGAGGGATACAGATAAGGCAGTTCTCATCTCTACCTGGCAGTCTATCTACAATCAGAATAAAAAATACTTCAGTCAGTTTGGTGTTGTGTTCGTAGACGAAGCACATCTCGCCAAGGCGAAGTCACTGGTTGGTATTATGACGAAGTTGACCGACTGTAAGTATCGTATCGGTCTTACAGGTACACTTGATGGTACTGAAGTTCACCGTCTGGTA